AACCTAAGATCATCCAAGCCCTGCTCGTAAATAGGTGCCCAAAACGCCTCGGCTTCACCGAATCGCTTGATAGCACGCTTCAGGACTTCTTGATCTGGTGTCAGTTTCACTTGTTCGCCTTGTTGCGAAAAAACAACATGTTGCATATATACAACAATAAGCGCACAAATGCAACAGTGTTGCACTGACAAAGAAAAACCCGCCGGAGCGGGTTCTAAGGTTTGTTAAGAGAGGCTTAGAAAATCAACCAAAGTTTGTAAATCCAGACAGATCAACCGTACGCATGACATAAGTGCCTTGCGCGGTGCCTGCTAAGGTGTTCATGGCGGTGTTGATAAGCTCCCGTAGTGCTGGGAAGAACGGCCCAATGCTGTCCCCGCCCTGCCCACCAACCAGCACTAACTCGCCGTTGATCGGGAAGAAGGAGGGGCTGCCAGAATCGCCGCCGATAACATCGCCACCCCAGCCGTCAACAATATCGGACGGACTGATGTGCCTGCGGTTCGTGAACGAGTTCTCGTTCCAGATACCCCCAGCAAGGCCGCTTGGCATATCGAGGCTTGTTGCCGCCACGCACCAGCGCACTTCCCATTGATTCCTAGCGCCTTGGTAATCGTTTCCATCCCGTGCAAGCATCGGAGTCCCGTGATTTGTGCCGTAGGTGAGGCAGGGTAAGTAACTCTGCCAATCTGCGGGAAGCGTTGCAAATGGGGTGATGGTTGTTATTGGGGCGTTCAACTGCACAACGGTCGCGTCCCCATGCACAATCACACGACTGACAATGATTCGTGACTCAAACGATCCTGATGTGGTTCTGAATACAACAACAGCTCCGGGCCAAGTACTTGCATGGCTACTGCACAGGCAATGTAGTGGGCTGATTAGCTCAATTGGGTACTGCCAGTTCGTTCCGTCGCGGGTGAAACTGAGTGCAGCAGATGTATAGGTACAGAACACGCTAGGATTGGGGGTAGCCGACAGCGCTGCATAGCTGTAATTTGCTGCCGAGAACATATCCTTTGTACTGCTGCTTGGGGATTTGCCAGCGACTAAGCCAAGGATCTGACTTGTAATATGCGCCGCCAAGCTCCCCGGCGTATAGCTTATGCGCTTGGTCTGTGTGGAAGCGGGGCAGGTTTTACGGTACTTCCGCACTCCTGTCTTCCCCGACGCGGACATCTCGATGTCACCCCCAAACACTGCTATCAAATCGGCACCACATAGCAGTGAGCTTTCTCCAGCAGATAAGGTCACGCTAGATCCGGTATTATTTTCCAACGCGATGCGGGAACCTACTGCACCGCCTTCCGGAATAACCACGCTCGCAACAGAGTCCGGGAGCGTTGAGCTAGATACGGTCAGGTCGGGCGCCGTCACTGCTCCGACTTCTGCCAGAGTCACGGCAAAGTCCCCTGCTGCCGTAGCCCCTACGACTCTGCGAGAATCGCCAAAAGTAATGATCATACAACCACCTCTGCTATTTTTACCAATTGCGACCCAATACCAATAAACGCTACTGCCGAATCTGTTCCAAGGGTATAGGGCGTTGCTCCAGTTTCAATATCAAACGATAGCCCACCATTATTACGCACAGTGATAATCGCTCCCAGAGGCGATGTAACACGTACAGTAAGCAGCGCCAGAGAGTCGGAGGTTGTGAAGGTAATATTAGAGTATGGTGCAGGTATTGTGTAAGTCGTCGCAAGTGCCCCGACCATCGCATCGGTTACTACAAGCGGAATGCCACCTTGCCGCGCAAACACTACGGCACCACCAGCAACACCATTGTGCAAAATGGCGCACGCGGGGACATCAGTAGGGTGGCTCCACTCCCCATTCAACCCATCCAGCGCCAGCAAGTTAGCCAACAGGCCAGAGCGGGGCTGGACGGATGCTGCGATGTTTCCGCCACCGGCAATCTCGCGCAGTACCTCGAATTCGTCTTCATCCAGAAGCACTTCGGACCCTGCTGAAATTCCAATCCCCCCGGAGACAGTATCAACTGTTGCCGTCACAGGAATCGCAGGGTTATCACTTTCGCCAACCGGATCAGCGCCAACCCAATAAACCTCGTCGTCATTCGCCCTGCCTGATCCATCTTGCACGGTAACGGTACAAGTGCCAGTCGCCACAACGTACATCACCACAGGCTTTGCAAGGTCGCAGAATCCAGCAGTCGAGCCAATCGGCCAGTCTCGGAACGTCAAACGTCCCTCTTTGGCGTCCTGCAACGTACCGGGAGCGAACTTGACCGAGCCAGAGCCGGAAAGCGTTACACGCGATCCGCCAGGAGCCAGAATGTAGTCCGATGTTTGTCCTGCTTGCGTAAGATTGATTGTCTGCATGTTTGATCCTTAGACTACCTGCTCATGCCAGTTCATGGCAGCAGTGGTTGATGATGTACCTGAAAACGATGTTGCGACAATCGTCACCGGTATTTGGTTTGCTGTGAGTGCGTCAATCTGTGACAAAACAAGCGGGGATCGAATGTCAGCTGATCCGCCCATCTTTGAGGATGCAGCGCCAGCACCAGCGAGGGAGAATTGCGACTCGATTGTAATTCCACCGCTGATAGCTGTGGCGCTTGTGTCAAACTCTGCCGTAGAGTGCGTTCCCGCGCTTGTCCATGATGCACCCGTGAGAGTTCCACCAAGGACGATCTCCACAAACGCGTCATTACCTGTAGCACGTGTAAGGAATTCAATCTCATCAATGTGAGCGCGGTTCGTTAGGCTGTTGTATGTCGCTTTTGGGCGGATAGACAATATAGGACGGCGAGTAGTTACGCCCACAGTAACAATACCAACAGGCGCAGCGCATGGGAATCCTCTAGCTTTCTCGCCGCCTTCGGACTGAACGGAACAACACACAAAACGAACTGTTCCACCGGCCGCGCTAGTGGTCTGGAGCATGATCCCGTTTGCTGAATCAAAATATCCAGCCGAATAAACGGTTGTGCTTGCGCCTGTGCGGGCTTCCATCCTCACAGGTAGATTGAAGCTCTGCGTATAAGGTACGGTCAGGCTGTTTGCATTAAGGAACTGATGCGCTGGCCACAGAACTCCATTCACATCGAACCCGACGACCACGCGGCCTACACCTAGCCATTGCGCCGTGATGAACAGAATCTGAGTCTTTGTCAGATCAAGTGTCACGCCGCTAGGGCCAGTGCCGTCGAACTTGTCGATGTTCCAACTTGCTTGTGCTATCGACGTATCAACAACTGATCCGCTAGTCGATGTGCGTCGAACGATTGATGCGGCAGCACCAGCAGTTGCCGCGAAGACGCCAGTCAGGAAAACAAGGTGCGACTTACCAGGTATGTATCGGCAATATTGCCGCGATTGCATAACCGCATAATGGCCGTTTGTCGCGCTGGCTGTGATCGGAACCATGCGAGTGCTAACGTCACGCGGGCCGACTGCGTTACCTGCGCTGGATGATGATCCGTTGCTCGATGCTGTTGCCGCTGCACCGTTCGCCGTAACATCCCACATCCTGAGCGTGTCTAAGCCGTATTCCTGCTGTGAGTCAAAAATGGTATTCGAATTGCTAACGCGAAGCCGGCCAAACGAATCAAGCGCCGGGGAGTCTGCGAACTTGATGCCTGACGACGATACGGTTGAGGGCCACATTAGACAATCCTCCATTCATCCCCAGCTACGCCAGTGAATCGAACCTTGACCACCGACGCCATAATAGCCACCGCAATCGCGCTGGACGTGGTCATGTCGTAATCCGGGACAAGCCACTCAATTCCGTCCGGGCTGATCTCGATCTTGCGGGATACGTCAGGGGATGAAAGGGTCAGGGTACAGGGGAAGTATTCACGCCCCGTCGATAGCTCGACCGTCCCTGACGCTGGCAATAGACCGTTGGCAACTTCATGCATATGCACCCCCTGACTGACTGTTGCATATATACAACACTATGACAGGGGATGCAAGCGCTAAGCATTTGCTCAAGCATTTGCTTAGCATTTGCTCGACTTGACGTATTCCTTTATGAAAGAGATGCGGTCGCCTTTGTAGAACATGTGCGGGCATATCCAGAACATATTGACCTTTGTACTTGGCCATATGAATCCTTTGTTCAAAAGCTCGCCCATTCCACGAGAGAACGTAGGCTGTGACAGCTTTGTTCCGTCAGGAGTCTGAACCTCAGAGTAGTGGATTCTGATGCTGTCTGTCTTGTACTTCCCTTGCTCTACAAGGTCTAGCACCACAAGAAACATCTTGAAACCAGCAGACGTAAGCGAGAACGCAGCTTTGATGCCTTCGTTATAAACCTTCACGAACGACTCAGGATCAACCTGACGAACCTCTCTGACTTCCGTACCTCCAACAACCTCGCCAGACAGCACAGACACAAACTCGCCTTGAGCTACTGTGCGACCCGTTCTGTTGATTATCTTCACGTCAGAAGACCTGACAAGTGGGTTTGTGTCTGACTTCTGTACGGTTCTTAGATTGAGCATATTCACCTCCTTAGTGTTGTAAGAATACCACACATTCAGGAGATCAGCCAACATCTGAATGAATTTTATTCAGCCGACTGAATAAGGGATTCCGGTCTTATTCAATACTGAATAGGGCTTATTCAAGTTTGAATAACCGTTTCTTGCTATACAAGGCTTACGGCTAATTTCCTTCTTTATCTGCTTTTATGTGCCAATCTGAGCGAAGCGAACAGCTTGATGTGTTGATGCTTGTCCAAATGATTTGGACGTTCCTTCCGACAAAGTATCTGTATTTTTGGACGTTTTGTCAGGAAACGCGGAAAGGATTTGTGGCTGCGAAAGGCTTTCACGCCAAGCCAGTGCTTGAGCATAGAGCTAAGTCAAAGGCGCTTCGTAAAGGTAAAACCTATCCCGCTGCTGAGTCCTGCGGCTATAGTCGGTCAGTCCCACGCACTCACAGCCACGCGGGGTTTGTACCCCTGCCCTTTGGGCTTTGCTGGCTCTTTCAGCCCTACCGCGAGATACCTGAATGCATCAGCGGCGTGCGATGTGTGATCGTGTAACGGCTGCTTGCTGAACAGCTTGGTGTCTGGATCAACGTCGTAACGGTACTGCCTGAGCATCTGCAATCCGTCTGCACACTTCTGCTCGTCAAAGTAGCAGTTCGGGAATATCTCCCTTGCCGCGTTAATTCCTTGATCTACGCCGATCTGCGGAACGATTCGCACATTCATGCCAAGACTGCGCACAATCTCCTCAACGCTTCGACCAGTGCCAAGCTGCTTGGCTCTAGCATCGTGCGGAAGCCAGACCGTTCCGATTGTGTAGCCCTTAGCCTGGATCATCTGCACATAGGCGCTAATCGGCTTCTGTGAGTCTTGCAGGAAGTCAAGAACGCGGGTTTCCATGCCCACAGACTGCGCAAACCATATCGCGGTACTGTCAGACCACCCTAAGTCAAAAAAACAATCGACCGGGCGTATTGGGTCGCGTAGAACCTTTGTAATTCGGTTCTGCTCTGTAGCTTCGCGGAGTTCTTTTGCATAAACAGCGCCATCGAGCATCTGGCGGCAGTTACCCTCCCACACATTGAGCCATGCGTCAGGGTCGCGTCGCTTTAGGTCTTCCATCTCACATCGCAAGACTTCAGGAAACCAAGGATTATCCGACCAGTTGATTTTGCGAACGATTGCGCCTGACGGTGGATTGACTACGAAACGTTGATATACAGGATCAGAATCTAGCGACGGATTGAACGAGAACCAGATTTCTGAGCCTTCTTTGCGGATCGTTGGGATAAGAACGTCAAGGCTACTGCTACTGATCGTTGATGCTTCCTCGATCCAGCACACATCTACACCCTCGTAAGACTTGATGCTTGCGACGTTGTGCCTAAGACCAGCGAACGAGAACTAAGTACCGTTTCGACCTGTAATCTTCGTCTGCTGGACTGTGTAGAACGACTCTAGCCCCATAGCTGCGACTTGATCGCCAATCAGCTTATGCACTGAGTCAGCGATTGAAGCTTGGAACTCACGAGCGCAAAGGACTCTTAGCGGCTTTGATGCACCAAGGACTAATAAGGCGCGAGCAATGCACCAGCTTTTACCGCCACCACGGCCACCATAGGCGACCTTGTAGCGTGCTGGCTCGAATACGAACCGCATCGCATCAGGGAATTCGACTTCAGTCTGCACTGGGAGCCTTGAAGCTTACCGCGAGAGACATAGCCACGGGGCCACCGTCCTCGCCTGATACCTCTACCTGCTGCTTTGGCTTGCCGTCTAGTGTGTCGCGGATGAACTGCGCGGCTTGAATGTCGCCTTCTGCCGCGTTATCCATCAATGTTTCGCACATCTGACGGATGCGCTTGAAGTCATCCTGCACCGCCGCTTTGCGCAATGCGTCGCTGATGATCTTGGCCGTTGCCCTGTACTGATTTCCGTTTGTTGCGGCCATATAAGACCCTTAGCCTATCCGGTTGATCTCAAATGCGAACCGTTCGCGTTTATAGGGTATTACAGATGCAACTTAGTTGCAAGTGCTAGAACGGAAGGTTTCGGTTGTGCGGGTTAAAGTCACTTGTAGCCCATCTGCCCATGATGTGAGTTTTGAACCAATCGCCAGATTCCTTGTTTGTGTCCAGTTCGCTTCGTGATTGGATTCCGCCCATGAACAATAACAACTGCTTGCATTCCTCCTCAGAATCAACAGGCTGGCCGGAAAGATCCGCCATAAAGCTCCAGAACTCCGGCTCTTTGCACCGTAGAACAGCCCACTTAGCAAGTTGCCCGCCTTTGGGCTTCTCAGGTTCCGGTTCCTTGGCCGGTGCTGGCGCATCCTGCAATCGAGCCATGCCCCAAACGCTACCAGGGCCGCCGTTCAGCGCAACAAAATCACTGATTGGACAGTCTAGGTCTAGCGTTACCCTGCATGTACCGTCTGCCATTGTCTTTAGGCTTACGAATGTTCCTGATAGTGCGGTCATTTCGTTTCACCTGACAGGACGATAACCGATAGAAGTGAGATCGTGTCGCTTACTGCTTCGTGAAGGTAGTCAGGCATATGCACAGACCTATCACAAAGCGACCATGACTCTATCGCCGAAAGAAGCTTGATGATGTCTAACGCCTGTTCTTTTGTCACGTTATACCCCTATAACCTAGCCATTGTTTATTTGTCGATGTGATACAAACAACAACTCACCCAAGTTTTATTTATCAGTTTGAGGACTACACCACGTTACATGCTGCCTGTGGGAGCGCAGCACTTGGCATTAAAGCGGTACAGCTAAAGATTGCTTGAGCAAGTAACCTTCAAGTGCCCAAATCTTTTCTCGGGCACTTTGTCGGGCAATCTTGCGGCCAATTTCCACATCAAAGTTTTCTGGGCTGGCCGCTGCGCTTTCTCCTGTTACGGTAAAACCGTTACGCAATGTCAAGCAGCAAACGGTTAAGGTTGTGCCTTCAAAAACATGGTACTGCTCACCTGCAATGGTGTTGTCAATGTGTTGCGGGTTTAAACGTGGTGCATTTAAACCTTTGGCTTGAATTTCATTTTCAATTGCTTGTTCTGACATGGTAAAGCCTCTCGCTTGGTTAAATTAAACCTGCTACAACATGTAACAAGTCGTTGGTACATCGTTCGCTTTGCTCACTGGACGCCGCAAGCGGCGCCGCACAACTCAGCGTTAGGCGTCAATTACCGCCAAGATCAAAAATTCATCATGCTGGTTCGTTTGCTCAAACCTTGCTTTGGCTTCGCATGCCTCTTCAAAGTCCGGCGTTTCTAGGCATGATGTTTGTAGCCAGTCGTTGAAAACTCGGTATGTCTTCACCGGCAGTGTTGCGAAGTTGCTCATAGTTCTGTCCTTTTAAATTGCCGCCTAACCAATCCATCGAGCGGGACCGGCTGAAGCCGGCCCCTCATGTCACACGTTAGAAATCACATGAAAGAGTTCGCGTTCTTCCTTGCAACTTCAACAATATGCGGCATGTGTGGGCTTGCCCATACAAAGCCA